TATTCGTGGTACAACTCTTGATAATTGTATTATTATTGTAGATGAATTAGAAAATTTAAATTTTCATGAATTGGACTCCATCATTACTCGTGTAGGTGAAAATACTAAAATTCTTTTTTGTGGTGACATTTCTCAAAGTGATTTACTTCGTCAAAATGAAAAAAATGGTATTGTAGATTTTATGAGAATTATTCGTCAAATGCCATCATTTGATATTATTGAATTTCAAATCGCAGACATAATTCGTAGTGGACTAATTAAGGAATACATTCTTACAAAAATGGAACTTGGTTTATGACATTTATACATTATAATTTTTTAGGTGATCTTGAGTTGGAAAAAAAAGAATCTGACGGTATGCGTCTTTACAATCTTCCAAATGGAGATTGGGTTCCTTCAATTACCAGTGTAACTTCTTTTTTTAATCGTCAAATTTTTATTAATTGGAAAAAAAAAGTTGGACTTGAAGAAGCAAATCGAATCACAAAAAGAGCAACCGCAAGAGGAACTGACTTTCACCAAGTCTGTCAGGATTACTTGGAAAATAAAGAACTAAACTGGGAAGATTATCAACCACTCTCAAAGTTTATGTTCTTTCATGCAAAGCCTTATCTTGATAAGATAAATAATATTCATGCAATTGAAAGAACTCTTTATTCAGAATATCTTGGACTTGCTGGAAGAGTCGATTGTATTGGTGAATATGATGGAGAGTTAGCAATTATAGACTTTAAGACATCTGAAAAAATCAAACCGGAAGATTGGTTAGAAAACTACTTTGTGCAAGAAACTGCATATGCTTGTATGTATTATGAATTAACTGATATTCCAGTTGTAAAACTTATTACCATTATGATAACTCCTGGTGGCGAAGTAAAGGTGTTTGACAAAAGAAACAAAGAGAACTATATTAAGTTATTGATTCAATATATTAAAGAGTTTGTACATCACAATACTGGGAAAAATGGAGAATGAATTCGAAAAAGCAATAGAAGATAAATTTTTTTGTCCCGCAAAATTCGCACAACAAATAGAGGAACTCGTGCAGTTTAACGAGGAGATGAATTATATTGATGCAATTTTATATTTTTGTGAACAGAATGGTATTGATGTAGAATCAATACCGAAACTTATATCAAAACCACTTAAAGAAAAAATTAAGTATGAGGCAATGGAACTTAATTTTCTCAAAAAAACTTCCCGTGCCAAATTAGTATTTTAATTTCTTTTTCAATTACAAAAAATCCTTATATTACTTTTTTGAATGATGCCATATGATGCCTATCGATGCTATTTGTCATTAAAGAATCACTTTACAAAAGATTCTTATGATTATCATAAGTATTGTGGAAAAAGTAGAACAACAGTAAAATCCTTTTATAAACGTAAAGATCGATTCTGGTTTGAAAAGTTCTCAAGAAATAAGACAGATGCTGAAGTAGTAGAGTTCTTTGTATCAAACTTTATTTCCTGCACGGATCCAGAAAGACTTTGGATTGGTGAAATCATAAAAGAGGGAGATGATAGATATATGGAGTGGAAAAAAAGAACTCAATCTCTTTCTTATATCTTTAAAGAAGAAATCGAATCGATCTTTACCTCTCAAAACTTTGATGAAATGTTTCGAATCAAAGGTAATCGACACCCACAAATTTTAAAAGAACATTTACAATCCAATATTTCTTTAGAAACAATGTTAATATTGGATAAAATAGTTAAATATAAGGCTAATTTTGATAAGAAACTTGATGATCCTGTATGGAAATCTGTATCAATGAAAATTAAAAAATACAATCCTTTTCTAAATATCGATATATTCAATTATCGTAAAATTTTAAAGAAATCTATTATGGAGGAAAAATGAGTTTTTTTGAATCGCAACTTGTTCGTGATGAATTAGAAGAACTTCATGATCTTCAAAATGAAATTTATGGAAATCTCTTTGATTATCCAAAAATGACAAAGACAGAAAAACTATATCATATAGAATTATTAGAACAACTTTTAGAAAAACAAAAAGTGCTTTTTACTCGTTTGTGTTTGTCTGATGATCCAGAGGCAAAAGAAATGAAAGATAGAATCATTGATTCTACAAAGATGATGGGACTTCCTTTGGGACAGGATATCAGTATTATTTTTAATAATATTAAAAGTGTTATTGAAATGATGAAATCTCAGGTTGACAAAACTGAATCTGATTTATAGAATATATTGGGCTGGATGATCCCTTAAGCAAAATCAAAAAGCCAAATCCTATTAATACGAGGTAATTCAATGTCATTCGAAAATCTTAAGAAACAATCTAAACTGGGTTCTTTGACTTCTAAACTTGTCAAAGAAGTGGAAAAAATGAACACCATCTCTAATGGTGTTGACGAACGTCTCTGGAAACCAGAGGTAGACAAGACTGGTAATGGTTATGCCGTGATTCGATTTCTTCCTGCACCTGAAGGTGAAGAACTTCCCTGGGCAAAGATGTATTCACACGCATTTGAAGGGCATGGTGGTTGGTATATCGAAAATTCTTTGACCACAATTGGACAAAAAGATCCACTAGGCGAATATAATCGTGAATTATGGAATACTGGAACAGAATCAAATAAAGAAATTGTTCGTAAACAAAAACGTAAATTGAATTATTATTCTAACATTTATGTTGTCAAGGATCCTGCTAATCCTGCAAACGAAGATAAAGTTTTTCTATTTAAGTATGGGAAAAAAATCTTTGATAAGATTATGGAGGCAATGCAACCTGAGTTTGAAGATGAGTCTCCAATCAACCCATTTGATTTCTGGCAGGGTGCTAACTTTAAATTGAAAATCGTCAAGAAAGATGGTTATTGGAATTATGATAAATCAGAGTTTGGTTCAATAGAACCTCTGCTGAATGACGATGAGGCAATGGAAGCAATCTGGAAGAAAGAATACTCTCTTTCTGCGGTGACTGCTCCCGATCAGTTTAAGTCTTATGAAGAACTTGAGCGTCGTTTAAATATGGTTCTTGGAAACAAGACATCTTCAACACGTTCTCGTGAAATTTCTGAACAAGAAGATGAATATTCTTCTTATGAGGAAGAATCATCTACAGAAAATCGTGTTGTAGAAGAACTCGAAAAATCTTATGCTCGCAGTAAGGCACCAGTATCTAAAGTTGAGTCCAATAATGATGAAGATGATGCATTATCATATTTTTCACGTTTAGTAGAAGAATAGTTAACTATAAAGACGAATATTGTCACCACGTTTGAGGTCTTCACTAATATATTGTGAAGACCCTTTTTGATATGGCATAATATTATCCATATCATTTATCACGATATTCAAATATCTTGGTTTGAGTAAGTAAATATTTCTTTTGGCATCTTCTAGTTTGCTCTCATAATCATAGTTTGTGACTGGAATTGCAATATTTCCAGATTCTATTTGAGAATCTATAAAGTAATCATAATAACTTACAGAATATGAAGAACTGACCTCAAGACCCGAAGGAACAATCGTGACTCCTTGACTATTTTTAACAAGTGAAGTTTCGTAATGATGAATACCATTGTAAATAACATCATAATCACCATATTTTTCGATTAAATGACGATCAAAATCATCTTGTAAAAGCGGCCACTCACTTTGAATATTGATAATATTATTTGACAATAAAACTACCCAATCAAGAGTTGATTCACCATAAAAAATCTCTGCAATATTGTCGGGACGATCATTTCCTCTGATTTGATATTTCTCAAAAAATGCAAGTTCCTGAAAAATATCAGGGCGAAGACTTCCTTTCTTAAAAAGATTTTTAACTTGTATATAATCTGATATATTTTTTGATTCTGCAATACGACTTACATAATCGAAGTTTGGAATTTGACGGAAATATGATGTCATTTTAGTAACCTATATTTTCAAATGGTCCTGATGCATTATCTTTATTGTCATCATAATCATCATCAAAGATTGGTTCGAGTTCATTAAAGGTGAGTGAAAGTTCATATGCGGTCATTGATCTTTCATCTATCTCACTAGCATTATAACTCATATATTGCCCATCAGGTGTATAATTTACAGAGCAGTTTGTCAGAGCACATTCTTTAAACCGATTGAGATATGGATGTCTTTCGTTTGATGTTAAGTACTTAATCATAAATGT